GAGTATAGTATAGTGATATTCGTAACCAATGGAGGGGGGGTGGGGCTCATAGCTCTCATGCAGGCGAAATCGTACCAAGCTGACACGGTGGGCCGCTGTTCCGTACTACAGTAGGCTAACTTTAATTCGCTTTATTCGTAACTCGCCCATAGGTTTTACGTTGATTACAATTATCGCCCGGTTTTACCCCAGTCCAGTGTAGTTAACGTTCATCTTGTTCATATTCGCCTCAGTCCAGTGTAGTTAACGTTCATCTTGTTCATATTCGCCTCAGTCCAGTGTAGTTAACGTTCATCTTGTTCATATTCGCCTCAGTCCAGTGTAGTTAACGTTCATCTTGTTCATATTCGCCTGAACTGGTTTGATTTTTGCCTTTCGCGCGTTTTCTCACGACGTTACCGCCGCAGTAACTGCCCGACGCGGCGAGTGCATCGGTGGCACCGTGTCACCGTCAACTGGAGCAAAGGTTATGTCCAATGTCACACAAACCCAGCCGAACGGTAAGGTCCTCCCGGACGTTGCGCAGCTGCAGGCGCAGATCGCCGATCTGCAGGCTAAGCTGGCAGCACGTGCAGCTGGCAAGCTGGCTATTAAGATCGCCGACAAAGGTGGTGTCAGTGTCTACGGTCTCCAGCGTTTCCCGATAACGCTGTACCGCGAGCAATGGGAGCGCTTGTTCGGCGCCCTGGACCAGCTGCGTGAAGTGGTCGCCAAGGCACCGACCAAGGCCGAACTGGAGACCCGCACCGCGGCCTGACCCGCGCCGCCCACCGTCTGACCTGACCCGCGCCGCGGTTGACCCCGCGGCGCGGGTTTCCGCGCGTCCTGCGCCCTGGCGTTAACCCCGCATTAGGCTTAACGGTCCCCTACCCCCAGGGTGGACAGGCCGCCGTCTCGCGCTTCGCGCGAGATTACCTCGTACAGATATATTAGGTAGAAGTAGCTTTAACCTTTTATTAAGAACTCGGTTTTATACTTCGCGCCACACTGAACGAGGTACCATCATGCACTATCGAAACGGACGTGAAGCCAAGAACGGCGACAAGGTTGTCTTCTTCAGCAACGGGTCCGCTGCGGTCACCGGCATCCTGTATAATGCTGTCGCCGGCAACGACTTCTGTAATGGGCGGATAGCCATCATGACTAGCCAAGACCCGTACCCCAACCTGAAGGAATGCCTGCACCTCGACGACGTGCTGAACGCCCTCACTAAGCCAAAGGACTAGTAACCCAATGACCCACACCCCCATCAAAGGATACAGGGAGCTCACCCCTGAAGAGCTCTGGCTTGCCATCGGCAAGACCGACCTCCAGAAGGGGTTTATGGCGGTGATCCGCGCCATAGCGCGCCCCTCGACTTTCTAACTATCTCGTGCTACAGGTCCGGCATGCCATGGTTCGACCGAGACGTGATCGACCGCCTCGCCCGTATCGAGGCGTCCCTCAAGCAACTGGAGACGTTCATGACAACCCAAGTACAAGCTGACGCCGACCTCGCTGCCGCCGTCGCGGCCCTTACCTCGACGGTAACAACGCTCGGCACCGAAGTGACCGCGCTGCTTGCAGCCCAAGCGGCCGGCGACTCAGCCGCCGTCGAAGCCGCCGCGGTCGCGATCCAGGTACAGGTCACCAACCTCAACGCACTGGGCGCACAGGTTACCGCGGCCACGCCGGTAGCCCCCCCTGCATCGCCACCCCCGACGCCCGTTCCTCCAGTAGCAAGCGGAGCAACAGGCTCGTAATCTCCGCACAACATGCGGAGATTGTGCGGCGCAAGCCGCTGAGGCCAGTACAGCCGGGTGGAGTGGCGTGGAGTCTTTCCTCCCCCGCCGAGGCCGGCCTCTTCCTTTTCCCTGGTCGCTTGCGCTCCTATACATTTACGGTTGACTAACGATCGGTCTCATGGCACGGTGTCCCCTATGCCTAAGTCACGACAGTCTCGCTATCCTCCACGACTACTGGTCCAAGCAGCCACGTTCGCGCGTGGTTTCCCGCATCCTCAAGCAACTCCGGAGTTAACATGTACCACATCATCGCGATCATCGCCGGGCTCGGCAGCGTGACCTACAACCCGGTCCCGGCGTTCGACACGCTGGAAGAGTGTCAACAGTATACCCAGACCGATACGTACGCGAAGGCGCTCGCCGGCCTACACGAGGCCCTGATTGCCGCCGGCAAAGACGCAGAGGTCACCTCTGTGTGCAAGCCGATCGGCGACGGCACCAGCCAGCGCGACGCGGTGCGTAATTCTTGACCAACGCCGAGCACGATGCCCTAGTGGCACGGTGGCCAGAGCTCCCCGTGTATCTCAGGAGAGAACGATGCACCCGTTCAGAAACGACGGCCCAGACGACGAGCTCAACGCCTGGGACATTGTCACCAGCGCCTTCATCGGGTTCTTCGCCGTCCTCGCCATCGCCGTCGTTCTCGGACTTCTGGCGCTAGGGCTGCACCAATGAGCGCGTGCTGTCAGGCGAAGCGGGCCCGCCGCAAGGCTCGCAAGGACAAGCGGTACAAGCCGCAGCACCCTCCGACTATCAAGAAGCTGAAGGTGCAGGGATGACCGCGGATATGATTGACCAGATCGGCTGGTGGGTCGTAGGCATCTTGTTAATTTTGTGGATGATGAAGTCATGAGCGGTAGCCGGCGCGTAGACTTTACACCCCCGCGTTGCCCAATGTGCAACGAGCGGATGAAGAAGGCCATGCACAGAACCCGCGGCGCTATTTGGTTCTGCCGGGCCGACCGCTGGGGCACCAAGCCTGTTATCTTCAACCCGTGGACCGACAACATCAAGCTGCTGCAGTCTGAGAGTGACACCCCGCCGGAAGGGTCACAAATGCCATGAGCGGCCGAGCACGTCGGTCGGTCACACAAACGCTAAGACCTACTAGATAATAGCAGAGCGCCACCATGCAATGTTACCTGCCAAAAGGCTGCTACAATCCAAATTGCTGCGGCGATGACGGACAATGCTATTGGACGGCAGTTCACGAAACGCACGAGGGGCGGCGTAGAGCTTCGGAGCGTGACCGGGTCCCCGACGATGATGTTTTAGCTTTCGGATGCACCCTTGAGGCATCAGGTCATGCTCGCTGTGAGACATGGTGTCACCTGTCGGATTGTCCGTTTATTTTAAAAGCAACCGCGTCCTAAGACACAGGACATTCACAAGATGTAGGGCTGTGTGTCTAAACCGGATAAGCATGCTATGTATATCTGCGATGAGGTAGACGTGTCACATGAAAAAGCGTTAGTCGTCATGAAATCCGGTGTGGAACACGTCCTCGCCGCGAATCCCTATGACAGGTTCTGGGGCCGCGTCACACAGATACCGGGCGGCTGGGATCAATTTGACTTCATCTACTGCTCGGCCGCGCTGGAGAAGCATGTACGTAAGCACTGGGCCGATGCGCAGCTTGACCCGAGCAGTCCGCAGAGGATAAAGCTGAAGGGTCTAGGCGACCTGCCGCTGGAGAAGGCCGCCCGCCTGCACGCCCGCTTTGATCAAGAACTGGAGACACCACATGTTCCTGAAAGTCCACGATCTGGAGGGCCATCTGATTTTAGTGAATACGGATAACGTGACCGCGGTGATCCAGCCGCCGAAGGGCCTTTATCCCGACACCGCTAAGTCTGTTGTGGAGTTTCGTAACGGTACCGCACAGGCCGTCGCGGAAGACGTACACACCCTGCACGATATGTTGAACGGAGGTAGTCATGGCTAAGAACTGGATCGCTGGCGCCACCAAGAACAAGGGCGCCCTGCATCGAAATCTTGGTGTGCCAGAGGGGCAGAAAATTCCTGCGGCCAAACTGGCCGCCGGTGCCAAGTCCAAGAGCCCGACTGTCCGTAAGGAAGTCGCCTTGGCGAAGACGCTCAAGGGCATGCACAAGTGACAGTCTCGATCGACGGCAACGCCGGTGCCAACTTCACCAATGCTAGCAGCGGTGCGGTAGTACTGTCCACGTCCAACGCGGGCGACGCCATCGTTGTGTTTGTCGTATGGGCCGCCACCACGGCGCGCCCGGCCACTCAGGTCACTGGCATCGCCAGCACGCACACGACCGGATGGACCCGGCGCTTCGCCTGCAACACGACCGGTGGCGGGGACAGCCTGGGCGGCGCGGACGGTGTCACCAATATGGAGTGCTGGTGGGGTCTTGCAGCCGCCGGCATCAGCAGCGAGAGTATATCGGTCACGATGGACCACGAGGTCGATGCCGGCGTTATCGCGGCGTTCGGCGTGAGCAGCACCGCCATGGCCTACAGCGGCTCGCCGTTCAGCGTGAACGGTAGCACCCCGTACGATGATGGCTTTGTCGAGGGGTCCGATACCGCGGCCACGCCGGGCCCGATTACGACCACGGAGGGGTCCGGGCTGGCCCTGACCGCGCAGGGCGATATCACCGGCCCGACTAATGCGGTCCTGCCGACCGGTTACACCCAGATACAGCAGCAGAATAACCCTGGCTCGGGTTCCGTCTGGTGGTCGAACATCAACGTGGGATACGAGGCGTTCTCGTCGGCGCTGGCCGGATACAGCAACACGTGGTCGCCGACGGGCTCGACCTACGAGCACTTCGTGGTATCGCTCGATGCCCTGGTGGACGCGTCTATACCGTACGTGCGGCGACGCCCCACATCGGTTTCCCTTAACCGGCGTTAAAGTAACACGATGTTTACATACCGCGGGCCCGATCGTGCTGATGCCGTTGCCAAGTTCCTTCATGGCTTGACAGCGGCCACGGGGGTGCGGTATGGTCGGGCTTCCTCCTTTGCTGTTCCTTTCCAACTGCCCTCCGGTTTCGACACCGGGGGGCACTTTTCGTCGCGGGTGTTGAAATGATCCGCGAGCACGACGTGCATATCATCGTGCGCCTCGCCAACGAGGAAGTGCCGGTCAACGCGATTGCCCGAAGTTTGCAGCACCCTTCGGACGAGGTGCGGGAGACCATCGAAGAGGCCATGCTCTACGGCACCGTACTCGCGATGCCACGCGCGGACTGGCACCCGTTGCAGCGCGGAAACCGCGGCGTAATCAGCAAGCTGACTGACGAAGAGTGGGTGCAGAATTGTCAGCGGACTTTCCGCTTGACGCGGCTGCACGCGGCGTTCCTGTCGGTGATCATTCGCCGGAACGAGGTCAGCCGGGACCAGCTGCATCAGGTTATCGAAGGTTGCCGGCGCCAGCCGCAGGATACCGCCACCAACGTAAAAATGGTGGACGTTGTGTTGTGCAATCTACGCAAGCGGATCAAGCCGTTCGGGCTAATAATCAAGACCTTGCACTCGTCGGGATACTACATGGCCCCAGAATTTCGTAAGAAAACTCAGGATATGGTATTGGCGAGGCTGAATGGTGAGACCGATGGCACGCAAGAAGGCGCTCCCGCCCCCACAAAAACCGGAGATAACGGCGCCGTTGCGAGCTAATGGTATCTTCCCGCTTTTGGACGAATTAGCGCTCATAAAGTCACTTTTGGACCCGGTTTCGTTAGAAAATATCGACCTTGTGCGGAGCGGTTCGGTGCTTGCGATAGTGGACGCGTTTGATCGCCGAATGTCGCGACCGGTGTTCCTAGAGGTCGTCTCGAACGCGATGCCTCTTTACGACTGGCTCGGGTGCCTGCGTATCATGCGGATGCTCTTGCGCTCTTTGACCGCCGGCAAGCTGACCCCCGACGAGCTAGGGCATGCGATCACGGAGTACATTACCAAGGCTGAGAACTCGCGCGATGTGCTGCTGCGGACGATGAAAGGGGTCGTGGCATGTGCGCCCAGCGATGCAACCATCCATTAAGGCCAATGGCCTACCCCTTGTGGGGAGAGGGGGTTCCTATGGACAACCCGTGGAAGGCTTTCGTGGATTATTTTGCACTACCGGCCGCGTTGATCACCGGCTGGATTTTCCAGTGGCTCCCGGTCTTCGGCTTCCTCGTGCCGATCGTCTATTATTCGATCCAGATATGGGAGAGTAAGACGTTCCAGCAGTACCGACACACTCTCCGGAACCGCAAAACAGCGCGCATCGCTGCCAAGATTTTGAAGCTGAAAGCCAAGATCGCCGCCCAGGAGGCCCTGGAAGTTCAGACCGCGGCTGTCGCGAAGGTGGTGGCGGATACTAACGTCACGGCGGCCAAGAAGGTCGCTGATCTAGCGAAGCATTAAGTCCAGGCTTTCGACGACACGCCTGCCCGACGCTTCTGGCTGCGCACCTGCAGCCGGCGCGCAATCTCTCCGACCATCCCGCCGTGGACCACGAGCGCAACATACTGTAGGCAGTCGGCGACGTGGGAGAACCCTTCGGCGTCCTGCTTCTCGGGGATTGGTTTTAATCCCCCTGAAGGGGATTTCTTGAACCGGTAGCCGCCGCCCATAGCGCGCATGAGCATGGGGCACTTCTGCTTGTTAATCAGGAGGGCAGGGCCCCCGTTGCGCTGCTGCCCGAGAAGTGTTTCAACTGCGCGGAGCCGCGGGTCTATGTCGTTTGTGGGAGCCGGGAATGCAGGTAAGCCAAATCGCTTCAGTGCGTCAAAGCAAGATTCTTCAGCAATGCTACCTTTTGCGACACCTGACGGGTCACCCACCAAGGCAATTTTGCACCCGGTGTAGTCGCTCGACCAAAGGCGAGGCTTTAGGTTCTGGTTTACATGCTTTTCCAATCCGATGTTCATTGCGGGCACTTCTTCGTGGACTAATAGTCTGCCCATATGATCTGGCTGACAGATCAGCGACCAGGGGTTACGGCCAAAATCCTGCCCAACGATTAGGGGGTAAGATGGAATTACCTTTGTCTCCTCGACGCCGTGAAAATTTGGCTGGAATGACGCTCGAAAAACTGCCTCACCGCTTGGGTCGTTCCCGTACTGCCCCTTGACATAGCGGTTCACCCAGTCGCTCTCTTCGCCGTACATGTTGACGAAGTTCTCGTAGTACTTGCGCCCTTGCGCGAGGCGTGCCGGGTGGTCGATCGGCAGCGTGATCGTGTTCTCTTTCTGCAGCAGCCAGTTAAGGTTCTCGGCGTTCGGGGACAGGCCGCTGGGCTGTTTGAATATCTGCCAGTTGGGCGGCGGGTTCTCCATGAACTGGTGCCACGGTGTCATCTCCGTCGGCATGTTCGTGTCCGCGATGATCCCGTGCCATGTCGGGACACCAAGGGCACCGCTCGGGTACCGGCCGCAGCGTCCTGAAACGGGTGCCACAACGTCTAGGTTCATCTCGATCGCTTCCGAGAGCCACGCTCCAGTCAACTGCATGGACAGAAGTCTCGCTTGATCGGCAGCATCTTCCAGTGGGATGAACACCCATTCGGACCTCACGGTGTCAAAGTTGAGATGGAACACGCCCTCGCTGACCTTCCATTCGCCGAGCGGGGCGCTGGCGGTCAGCCACGCCTTGCAGTCCTTCAGGACGGTGTCCTTCAACTGCTTGAGGGTCTGCCGGACGATCGCGAACCGAGTGTACCGCAGGCCGTCTACGGCGGCCCGCTGCTGCACGGAACGTCGTACGAGCTCCATCAGACAGGCGGTGGTCTTACCTGAGCCCACGGGGCCGGCAATGAGCCGGCCGAACGCTTCGCTCGCCATCATGGCACCGCAGGTGGGCGGCGCTTCGAAGTCTATGCTAGCCACTGGGTCCAGACCTTCCCCTGGTCGGCTTGCTTCAGCCCTTCCAGATAGACCTGCCAGTGGGCCGTGATCCCGTGCTCGGGATGGATGAAGGTCAGTGCTTGCGATGGCCGGCTGTACGGCGCCCGCAGCTGTAGCCGGGCGTACTCGTCGTAACCCTTGACGCTGTTGTTGCAGATCAGGCCCGGTAGCGTGAGGTATTGGTGCCAGTGACCGCAGAGGTAGGTGTCGAACTCGCGCCCGATCTGCGACTCGGAGCGGTGGGTCTTCAACGTGCCGCGCATCAGCGGCCCTAGCGCCCCGATAATCCCGTCGCCGCCTTTGACCCCGAGAGAATCACCATGGGATAACATGAAGCGGTGACCAAACACCGGGAAGTGATAGTCGGCCTCGTTGGATGGGATGATCCGGATGTGGTTCGTGTTCTTCCGGAACTCGCGTTCCAGATTGCACGCGATTGACCAATCGAAGTTATGGAAGACGCGCCCCTTCATCCATGAGCGCTTGGTCGAGCGACCGTGGTTCCCGACGACGCTAGGCACCATAATACGCCCGAACTTGGTAGCGAGCACGTCGATGGCCCCGGCCAGTATGTCGGTGAGGTCGTTGACGGCTTGGTGGCTGGTGCGGTCGTTGTAAGCTGCCAGTTCCTCATGTATATCGCCGCCAATAAGATCACCACCCAGGCACATGACAAGACCAGGGTAAGTAACGTTCGCGCGACCCATGTGTTGGAAGCAGAGGTCGATTGTCGTGTCCACCAGCCGCTTGACGCGCTTTTTGGCGACGTTTTTGTTATATTCATTGACGCCACCGACTTCATCTGGATTGATGGTCTCGCCGTAGTGAATGTCTGATACCATTAACAACGGCCCACCACGCGATCCGTTCCGTACTCCGCGTCCGGTGGTCCATGGCGCCGGCTGTGGGGGACGCGCAGCGAGGCCCCATATCTCCTGGCGGATCGCTTCCGCGGTATCGTTCTCGCGGCGGATCGACTTGATGGTCTGGTTGAGACCGGTAATCTCGGCGTTCTTCTGCCGGATGATTTCCATGGCATCGTGCAGCTTTTCAGCCTCAGTCTTTAGCTTGCCCATTTGCCTTCCTATTTGCTATCCAACGTTGGACTCGTAGGTGTCCCTTCTGGCTGTGGTTCGATCGGTAGACCCTCGCCAGTCCCTTCGGTGATTTGTCGTACCGCCTCAACACCGCCGCCCTCTTCGCACTCTGCTGGTATTTGAAGTGTCTCGCCATTCCCTTCGGAGAGTGGTTGTACCGGTCGAATTTCGTTCTCGAAGGTGATTTTTTGGCCGCCGAGAGAGATGTTGATGGTGAACTTCTCTCCACTGCGGGCCCCGACGGCGGCCTCTCCGACGCCCGCGAGACGCGCGAGCAGCTTGCCGGTTTCGACCGCGCCCGAGAGCGGTTCGTCTTTGTTTCCCATGCGGGCACTGAGGGTGGGGAGACCGTCTTCGAGCGCGTACGCGGCTTGGAATTTGATGCGGTCATGCGTGCTGAGCGCCGAGTTCCATTCTTGGGTGAAGGCCGTGAGCAGTTTGACATAGGCTGGCACCTGCAGCAGGGCGTCGTAGTCTGCGTCGGACAGGCGATAGTCGGCCAGAATAGCGGATTTTTCCCGCATGTCCATGGCCATCTCGCGCGCCAATTTGCCCATTTCGGGCACGGCGACCGGTGGCACGGTGGCGGGGAGACCTGGGTTCGTCATCTGGCGGTGCTTAGTATCATCTTAAGGCTTCCGTGGCAACTGTTACCGTGGCGGTACTTAGCCGTCGTTAATGGTCCCTCATGAGCATGCTTGGTCAGAACGCGGCCGGAATTGGAGTAGTCCCGCCGGCCGCTTTGGAACAGCAGCTGGCTGCAGCTGCGAAGCAGAAAGCCGACGCCGCCGCCGCAGCCACCGCGCAGCCGGACGTGACGCCGCTTATTGGCTATATTAAGGGTCAGTTCGAGATATTCCGCAACCACCGAAACACGGTTAATGGGTGGTCCGAGCGCCTGCTCGTCGCTTTGCGGACATTCAACGGGCAGTATGACCCTTCGAAAATCCAGCAAATTCGCCAGTTCGGCGGGTCCGAAGTCTACGCGCGCGTGATCGCGCAGAAGTGCCGTGCCGCTAGTTCACTACTTCGGGATGTGTACCTTAGCGAGGACCGCGTGTGGGGCATCCGGCCGCCAGCCGATGCGAAGGTGCCAGACAACATTACGCAGGCCATTGATCAGTTGATGCAGCACGAGCAGCAAATGATCGGCCAGCAGACCGGCCAACCGCCGAAGCCGCAGGACGTGGAACAGCGGCGCACGGCGCTCCTAGAGGATGCTCGGGATGCGGCCAAAGCGAAGGCTGCGCAACAGGCGCGCGACAGCGAAGAGAAGATCGAGACGCTTCTGCGGGACGGCGGGTTCTACCACGCGCTCGCGGAGTTTCTTGTCGATCTGCCGATCTTCCCGTTTGCGTGCATAAAGGGTCCGGTAGTCAAAGTTATACCGACGGTTGTATGGCCGCCGGGCGGCGGCAAGCCGTCGATCCAGCAGAAGCCTCGCCTTACCTGGAACCGGGTGTCCCCGTTCGACCTGTGGTGGACGCCGGGCGTAGCGGATATCTCCAATGCTAACGTTATTGAAAAACTTAACGTCACGCGGGCCGAGCTCAATGATCTGCTTGACCTCCCCGGCTACGACCATGACGAAATCCTCGCCGTCCTTGATGAGTACGGCCGCGGCGGCCTCTACGACAACTGGGACACGACGGACGCGGAGCGGGCTGTCCTGGAGAGTCGTGAGAACCCCGCCTGGAACCGCTCCGGGTTGATCGCGATGATGGAGTTCAACGGCAATGTCCAAGGTCGGCTCCTGCAAGATTACGGTCTCGCGGTTCCCGACGAACTCCGTGACTATCACATTCAGGCGTGGTGCATTGGTTCGCATGTTATTAAGGCTCAGCTATCACCTAATCCGCGGCAACGGCATCCGTATTTCATTACGTCTTTCGAAAAGGTACCCGGCACCCCCATAGGAAACGGTCTGACAGACCTTCTTGTGGATATGCAGGAGTCGGCGAATGCCACCCTTCGAGCACTCATTAACAACCTGTCCATTTCGTCTGGCCCGCAGGTCGTCATCAATGCGGATCGTCTTAGTCCCGAAGAAAACGCGGAAGACCTGTACCCGTGGAAACGGTGGTACGTTCGCTCCGATCCAGTGGGCAATAACGCGCAGGAGCCTGTCAGCTTCTTCATGCCCACGTCTAACTCTCAGCAGCTTATTTCAGTGTACCAAGAGTTCATTTCGATTGCTGACGACGTGTCCGCGATCCCAAAATATGTTGGCGGTTCGGCTAGTTCTGGTGGTGCTGGTCGTACAGCTAGCGGCTTGGCTATGCTTATGGGTAATGCGTCTAAGATACTCCAGAGCGTGTCAGCTAATATCGACCGCGATGTTCTGGAGGAAGCACTGATGCAGCTGACCGACCTCGTGATGATGACTGATACCTCTGGTCTGTTGACCGGGGAGGAAAAGATCAGCGTCCAGGGTGTCACGGTGGCGATCCAGCGCGAGACCATCCGTCAACGCCAGATCGAGTTCGCTCAGACCACCAACAACCCGACCGACCTGAAGATCATCGGGCTGAAGGGCCGCGCCAACATCCTCCGCGCCGTCTCGGCGACCATCGGCCTCTCGGGCGAGAAAATCGTCCCGTCCGAGCAGGAGATGGAGCAGATGGAAGCCCAGGAGAAGCAGCAGCAGGCAAGCGGCGGCGGCGCTGTCATGCAGCACATCGAACAGGGCGTGCAGCGCGGCATCCAAGAAGGCGTCAAGCGGGTTACGACCGAACTCACGGCCGGCGGCCTCGCCCAAGAGTTTGCGATGCCCGAAGGGGCCCCCGCGCATGTGGGCACGATGGGTACGTTTCCTCCCCCCCAACAACCTGGACAGCCGCCCGGTCCCGCGACCAATAATCCGCGTATGGACCTTGGACAGCGGGCCGCTCAGGCACAGGGTAACCAACCTAAAACTTTGGTAGGTGGCGGTATGGCCCCGAGTTCTGCTAATCTGGTTGGAAATCAGCCCGGTAAAGCTGCCCTGCCGATTTCCCCAGGAGTTGGTTAATGCCATATAAAGACCCGCTAAAGCTAAGAGAACAAGCTAGACGGGCAAAAAAGCGTCGCCGCGAGCGCCGGAACGCGCCCTGGCTCGAAAAACAGGGGAATAAATGCGGCATTTGCGGGCGGCTTGAGCCTCTTGGGAAGGGAGGTTGGCATCTGGACCATGACCATATAACGGGCCGTATTCGTGGTCTTCTTTGCCACCACTGCAATGTGGGTCTGGGGCACTTTGGGGACAGCCAAGAAATGCTACTGCGGGCGGTTCGCTGGCTAGCAGGATAATTACCGCCAACGGTAAAGTCGGCTTTAATGTTCGTGCGGTAGAAGTCGAAACGAGAGATTCAAAGGGGACTGGTGATGACCATTCTTAGCTCCAAGCACTACGACACGTCCTATATCGGTGTCGTACTCAAGCAGGTCGTTGACGTGATCAACGGCGGTAGCGTCGGTGGCCCCACCGGACCCAAGGGCCCGACTGGTGCGCAAGGCGCGACTGGTCCTTCCACGGGTGCAGCTGGTGCCGCTGGCGCGACTGGCCCCACAGGCCCGACTGGTCCATCGAACGGCCCTCTAGGCCCCATCGGACCGCAAGGTGCGACTGGTAACACCGGCTCGACCGGGAACACCGGCGCGGCGCCTACCGGCCCGAACGGAGCCACTGGCCCCACCGGACCTAATCCTGGAGCTACCGGAGCCACCGGCGTGACCGGCCCGACTGGTATTGCTGGCGGCCCTGCGGGCCCGGCCGGCGCGGCAGGCGCAACCGGTAACACCGGCGCAACCGGACCGACCGGATCAACCGGCAACACCGGCGCAACCGGCCCACAGCTGGGCTCAACCGGCCCGACCGGTGCGGCTGGCACTACGGGCAACACTGGACCGACTGGCGCATCGACTGGTTTGACCGGCCCGACCGGTCCTGCCGGCACGAACCCGACCGGCAATACCGGCGCCACTGGCCCGACTGGTGCGTCTCAAACTGGCCCGACGGGCGCGGCTGGAACCGCAACCGGACCCACTGGCCCAACTGGCCCCTCGACCGGCGTGACCGGCCCCGCGGGTGCGGCTGGCGCAACTGGGCCGACCGGCGCCGCGGCCCCAACTGGCCCTGCTGGTGCAACTGGACCGACTGGGCTTGGTGTAACCGGACCGACGGGCACCGCTACCGGCCCGACCGGACCATCGTCTGGCCAGACTGGCCCGACCGGTCCGACCGGCTCAACCGGTACCGTGGGAACGGTGGTTGTCCCGCCCACTTACGACCCGCACAACGTGGGTCAGGTGTGGAACAACAATGGCGTGCTGACCGTCTCGGCAGGTTAAGCTGGGTGGATAACAGGAGATAACCAATGTCCACTGGCGCAACTGGCTACGGACCGGGCGGTAAGGTTTCCAATCTGGAGTATGAGAACCAGTTCCGGGGGGCTCGCCCCCTGGTATCCCCTAGCACTCCTGCCGGGTTTAACTACCCGACGGGTACGGGGCCTGATCAGGTTTACGAGCATGGCCCGAAGGATATATACGACGACAATTACGTCCCTGCCGTCCTGAAGGAAGTTGTTGACATGATCAACAACAAGATCGTGCCGGGTTATGCCGGTGCGACTGGCCCTGCTGGTGTAGTGGGCCCGACTTCCGCGCTTGGAGTGACCGGCCCTACGGGTGTCGGTTACACGGGCAACACCGGTCCTAACGCGAGCCCGACTGGACCCACAGGCTTTACCGGCTTGCAGGGGCCGTCTGGCATGACTGGCCCGACCGGCCTCGCACAGACCGGCGCAACCGGCCCCACGGGCGCTACGGGCGGTTTTATCGGCTCTCAAGGGCCGACCGGCAACACTGGCCCGCAGGTCACGCCGACCGGCGCTACCGGCGCTACCGGCGCTACCGGGTCGTCTCCTGTTGGCCCAACTGGGTTGACGGGTGCCACTGGCCCGACTGGCGGCACTGGCCCTGGCTGGCTGAACGCGATGACCGGCCCGACTGGTCCTGTCAACACCGGCGCGACCGGCCCAACGGGACCGGAAAGCACGACCGGCTTCACCGGCCCGACCGGTAATACCGGCGCTGCCGGTAATGGAACTTCGGCCACCGGCGCGACCGGTCCAACCGGTCCAACTGCGTCAATTGGCCCCACCGGCCCGACTAGCGTTGGGGCGACCGGAAACACCGGACCAAAAAGCGCTTCGGCGTCTTCGTTCACCGGCCCGACCGGCGCGGCTGGAGTTGGCCCGACGGGCCCGACGCCAGCCACCGGCCCGACCGGCGCTGCTGGGGCCACCGGCCCGAACAGTGCGACCGGTCCTGCTGGACCGAACCCGCTTGGCCCGACGGGCCCCGTAAAGCCTGGGACCGACACTGGTCCGACTGGTGCGCAGGGTTCTGTGGGCCCGGTGGCGACGATCACGGTTTGGATACCGCTACAGGCTGACCCTCAAATCTCCGGTGCGGTCTACAACCCCACCAAGGGGACCGGCGTCGGCGTCCTTCAAATCTCGACCGGCTTCACGCCGCCGGGGGAAGTCGCTGCTGACTATCCGGGTATCGAGTAAGGCCGATGGCCCAGAAGACGGTGCGGATTATTGCCGCCGGCTCGAACAAAGAACTTCCCACTGTTAACGTCGTTACCAGTGGGACCAAAGAGCAGCCTACCTATAAGCAGGCAGCCAAGGTGAAGGCCGGCAACAATGAGACCGTGCAGGTGGCTTCGCCCGCGCGCAAAGGTCTGAAAACGATCATCGTGCCGGGGTACACGGGCCCTCTGTAGCTTGACTTCGCCATTGCCCTGATGGCATATGGGCCCTCTCGTAACCCCCACGAGGACTCAATGGCCAAACTTTGCCTGAATATGATCGTCCGCAATGAGGCCGATCGCATCATTCGCTGCCTCAAAAGTGTTGCCCCATACATCCACTGTTACAATATCGTCGATACCGGCTCGACCGACGAGACGATCGACCTGATCAAGCATTTCTTTGATTCGCCCTACATACCCGGCGAGATAACCGCGGTCCCGTTCAAAGACTTCTCCCAGGCGCGCAACGCAGCGCTCACTGCTGCGCGCGATATGGAGGTGGACTATGACTACATCCTCCTGTGCGATGCCGACATGGAGCTCGTGGTCGAAAACCCTGACGTGTTCAGATACCTAGATCAAAAGTCATACAACGTTGCACAGCATTCTGGTTCCCTCTCCTACATGAACAAGCGGCTCGTTCATCGGATAACCGCTGGGATGTACCGAGGGGTGACGCACGAGTACCTTGACGTGGGGCATAGCGACACGCTGACCGGCGTGCATTTCAAGGATCACGCTGACGGCGCCAACCGGAAGGACAAGTACGACCGGGATATTAAACTTCTCCTGCAGGGGCTGCGCGACGAACCGTACAACTCACGATATCAGTTCTATCTTGCGCGCACATATGACGATGCAGGCCATTACGACACGGCGATCAAGGCGTATCAGCTGCACATTGCTATGGAGGGCTGGGTTGAGGAAGTATGGTATTCGAAGTACCGGCTTGCGAGTTGTTACAAGGCTCTTGGGCGCGAGGCTGACTATGTGAGCGGCATGCTGGACGCCTATGCGTTCCGACCGGGCCGAGCGGAGCCGATTTACTCGTTGGCGCATCATTATCGGGACAAAAGCAAGAACGCTCCAGCGCTCATGTTTGCCCTCTCGGCCGCTGCGACGCCCCTGACGCAAGACCTGCTCTTTGTCGAGCCGATCGCCTATAAGCACGGACCGCTCGAAGAAATATCCATTACGGGCTTTTATGGCAACGAAAATGACCGTAAGGACGGTTTCGCCGCCGCCAACGCGCTGGTGCTCGACCGCACGACGCCGGCATGGATATATGAGAGCACCAAGAAGAACCTGTTCCATTATCTCAAGCCACTGTCAGAGATATGTAGCTCTTTTTCTGCCAAGCAGATTGAGTTCACGCCGCCGGCCGGGTATCTGGCGATGAACCCATCTATCGCGCGGTTCCAAGATGCCTATTGGATGCTGATTAGGACGGTGAACTACCGGATGCCGACCCCGAACAGCTACGTGATTGGCGACGAAGCGTTTCCGATTACTGAGATGCACCCGGTCCATACCCGCACGTTTTTGGCGCTGTTCGATCCGGTTACCTTCACGGTAAGCCCGCCCAGCGAGGTTTACCTGCCGCAGGACTGGCCCGAGCCAAAGTACCATCTTGTGCGGGCCTGGGAAGACATGCGTCTAATCGCACACGGCGACCAGTTGTGGGTTAGCGCTGCTGTCCGCGAGCACGCGGAGGATGGTCTGCCAGAGCAGTTTGATGCTCGCATCAATCAGGTGGGTTACTTGGACAACTGGCGTCGCCTGGAGTACGGCCCTCGCGCCTGTCAGAAGAACTGGTGCCCTGTTGAAGCAAGTCCTCGCATGTATCAGTACCGTGTCGGCACTATTATAGACGGACGCGGATTTACGTGGGTCCAGAATACGCCTGCCGCGCGCACCGACGACTTTAGCGGCGGCTCACAACTGATCAAGTTCGACGGCGGGTTTTTGACGGTCGTTCATGAGACCGCCTGGAACCCTACCGGCGGCCGGTACTACCAGCATCGGTTCATCAAGATGGATCACGAGTTCGTGCCGACCCACATATCCCTTCCGTTCGTGCTTCACGCCACGGAAATCGAGTACGTCATGGGCCTTGCGGTCTATGCAGACAAGGTCATCCTGTCTTACGGCCGGCGCGATGCCGAAGCCTGGGTCGCCACAGTGTCACGTGCGGACGTTCACAATCTTCTAGGAGTTACCAATGGCGCATGAGTTCGTCTTCACGGAGAGCATCCGGAGGATGTGGCAAGACAAGCCGATCCCGGTTGAACAACCGCTTATTGAGTGGGCGCGTCAGTTCCAGGCCAAAGACAAGGTTGCGCTCGACCTCGGTGCCAACATTGGCATGTGGGCCGTGGACATGTCGCGCCACAGCCAGCGGGTCCACGCCTTTGAGCCCCAAAAGGCCATGTTTGGCATGCTGGAGCTAAACTGCGCGCCCTACGGCAATATCGAGACTTACCGGGTGGCGTTGAGCAATACGATGGGCGAGGGTACGTTGCACAAAATCTCTCCGTGCGGCGGGGGCACTTCCTTGCATTTTATCCGCGGCAGATGGGATGAGTTCGAAGAGTACCGAGTGCCGGGATATAAGCCGCCGACCGAGACTACGCCTCTATGCCCGCTAGACGCGTTAAAGATTAAGAACATCAGCCTCGTGAAGATCGACGTAGAGGGCCACGAAAAAGAGGTGGTCGAGGGCGGCGTACAGACTCTGAAGAACTCTGGGTGGCCACCGATCATCGTCGAGGTATGGAAGGCCGTCTGGTTTGCACAGCAGCGCGGCGATTTCTTCACCTATATGAGTGGCCTGGGGTACCGGCCAACGCTGATCGACTGGGCGCCCGACGAGATGCACCTGCTGGAGCGCAAGTCTTGACCGACAACATCTACACCGTCATGTCGGGCGGCCTGGGCGACGTACTGCTTGATATGTTGCACCCAGGTGCCGATTTCGGGTATTTCGGGGCTCTGGCTGCGCAGGGGCGCAAGACGAAAGTGTTCGTCTGGTGTCACAATGATCAAGCACTACAGTTGTTCGATTGCCGGTCATTTCCCACAGAGATAGAGTTCCACTTTGAGATGCCGGGCGATCTTTACATCCGTACCCGTGCTACCGCTGCTGGCTCCTACCGACCGCTGTCGGCGATGGATAAGGGTACCCTTTCATGGAAGCGCCCCGATATGACCCTCTCAGAGGAAGAGGCAGCGGCGGCCAAGGATATCATGGCGCCGGGCCCATTTGTGGTGATCCACCCCTTCACCAGCACGACCGAGCGCAGCCTGTACCATAACGTCGATTTCACCGCCCTGCTGCGGGCAATGTGTGAGAACGGCCGCTCGCGAAT